AAGAAGATAATTTATCATTTGTTCCTGAATTTTATCTTTTCTTAACTGTGTAAGATTTAACAGAGCAACACCCATATTATAATAATTATCTCCAAATGGTTTGTACCATTTTTGAGACTCAGGAACCGCAGCAAACCATTTTCCAGAAACATCAGTTTTCCACAAACCATCTAGTTTGTCGCAAACAATAGTGTCAATGTCCATATGAATAACTTTGTTTACTGGCAATATATCTGGATAACATACTTTTAAATGATTTATAAATCCGCCAAACGCTTCTGTCCTGTGTTCTCCAATATCGGGAAAATATTTCTGGTTTGAAATATTTATTACTTCAACATTCATCGGCAAGTCAAACGGCAGGGAACCATCCTCGGCAAGGATAAAAACCCTTGCCTGAGGATTATGTTCTGCCAGTGATCTTAATGAAGGAAGAACCCATTCATATACGTTTCGCGTCAATGAATATACAATATTCATCAAGCGCCAGTTGCACCAGTTGCACCGCCTGCATCAGTTTCTGTAGCAGTTGCAATATACAGGCTATACGGATTGTACAGAACAGGCATAAACAGAGTAGATGCTTTTGTCCACAGAACAGCGGGATCATTCTCCGCCCACTGAGTAATGTATACGAACGGCTTCTCTGAGCTTGCCTGAGATACCTGAAGAAGCTGTGTTACGTCAGTTTCTGGCGGGTCTCCCCAAAGACCTGTACCAAGCATACCACCCGCATTAGAAGCAAAGAATGTGATCTTGTCCTTCGGGTAATATCTCTTTGTTGTGATAGACGGTCTGCCGTTACTGCCAATAGCAGAAGAAGCACCGTAGGTGAGATCGTTTGTTACAATCTGGTTGATGCCGAATTCTTCAGACAGATATTCAGCAAGGGCTGTCTGTCTTACAAGGACACCCTGTCCAAGATTTCCATTGATAGCTTTCTGAATAGCCGCATTTGAACGGAGCTTATTCAGCATACTTCTGGATGTGAAGATACCTGTAATAATAACGCCCTGTCCTGCCGCATTATCAATGATAGTCTGAATCTGCGTCGGAATATCAGATGTTGCACCCGCACCAAAATCAAGCGTAAATGCTTTGTTTGCACTCGGTACACCGTAGTCAACAGTAAGATCAAGGTTGTTCTCTTTGATTGTAATCGTACCAGTTGCAAGAAGCTCGTTCTTTGCTACTTTTGTTCTTGTGATAACCTGTTCCGCAAGACGCACGCCATCATTGATAACGTAATCATAAAGAGCAGAATCGCCCTGTACGCCTGTTCTGAGCAGGGTACGCATTCTCTCAGACTGATTAATTTTCACTTTAATCAGACCTTTTTCGATGTTGTGGTTATCAATCGGAGCTCTGAAAGTGGTCTGTGCTTCTGTATCAAAACCATGGAACTGAGCCATTACAGGAATCTGATATTCAGATGCGATAGTTTCCCACTCTGCTACAAGGTTATCCGTTCTCTGATCTCCGAACAGCTGATCTGCAGGATCATTCGGTCTTGTAATCTGAAACGGAATATCAAGCCAGTCGGTTTTCGGGACGAATCCCATCATGTTATTTTCCCATGCAATTCTCGGCATTGCTATTTACCTCCATCAATCAAGAATTAGTCCAGTTAGGTCTTGTTACTGTCGGAGCAGTTGCAACAAATTTGAAGCCTTTAGCCTCAAGAGCCGCCTGTACTCCAGATGCAGGTGCGGCAGGAAGTCTGTCAAGATATACTGTTCCTTTAAGAACAACAGAACCCGGCATGTTACCTGTGGTAACGTCTACATCTTCGTATACAATTCCCTCGACTGTGCTAGAACTATTTGCGGGATAAAACGCTCCCATCGGTACGTGTTTAGAACCGTCAGAACCAGTTACAACCTGTGCATGATTCTGATTAATCTGTCGTGTCTTTCTCTCGCATTCCTCGTGTGCAAGGAAGTAACCCGGAGCATAGACCTGACCTTTTGCACCATCAGCAATAAAACTCATTCTTTTTTACCTCCGTAAACATTGTTGTAAAACTTTGCGGCAACCTCCGCCGCTCTGCTCTTACCGTCTGTACCGTCATTGTGCGGCGGTTTCTTGTCTTCTGCACCACGCTTTTCCTCTGTTACAATAAAGTCTGCCCATTCATCTTTGATTGATTCCTTGCGTTTCTCTGCGTCCTTGATTGCGCCTGTATCGTCAAGTTCCAGTGAGTCAATATCAGAAACCTTTGCGATAGAATCAATTCGCTTTTCCGAAACGCCAACCTCTTTAAGAAGGGCTTTAAATGCGTTTACTTTCTTCTGCTTTGTTTCCTTTGCGGCTACATCGTTTTTATAATCCTCATATTCTTTTTTGAGGTCTTCGTACTGGGCTTTGTAAGGATTGTCCTTGTTCTTCTCAGCCGCTTCTTTCAGTTCGTCCAACTCCTTCTGAACGTCTGGAAGCTTCTCTGCATCCGCTTTGAATCCATCCCTTTCTTCTTTAAGGGCATTAACAGTATCGGTGTGTGCATCGATGATTTCATCGATCTTCTCCGACTCAATCCCCAGAGCCGCAAGAAACTTTCGTGTAAGAGCCATCATATCCTCCTATGCTTCGGCAACATTTCTTCGTTGTTAAGATGGTTTAAACATAACATAAATACCGCTTATTTGCAAGCACACGAAAAAAGCACGGCTGTTTTGCCGTGCCTTTCGTTTCGATTTATTTATTTTCTTTTATTCTCCTTGTAAATAACTTTTGCGTTTGCCTGATTGATATAGTAGAACTCCGTCTGTCCAGTTGCTCTTGCCATGCTGTTTGTGTAGTATTGGCAACTCAAGAACCCTTCATGATATAACGCCCATATTGTTTTCCTGTCATAACCAACTTTTTCCCAGTTGTATAACCATCTTCCTGACTTTACATTAGCCTGAAACCAAAGAAGGTTTTTCTGTGTGTCCTTACCGTGAAGCTTTTTAAAATTCTCACCGCCAATAAAACCATATTTCCAAGCAAATCCACCTCTTGATGTGTCTGTAACATCCATTGTATTTACATCATTAAGGAACTCGTAATATTTGTCGATGAACTCTTTTGCGATCATTTCTTTTGCTTCGTTTACTGTCATGATTCTTTCCTTTCTGGGCGGTTTAGCCGCCTCTTGTTTGTGTTCCCTCTTGTTTAGTATATATTACTATACTTTATGATATATGTCAATACTATATTTAAATTTCCCCATAAAAAAAGAGCGGCTTGTTTAGCCGCCCTGTTTTACTTCACTTCGTGAACCAGTGTTCTGTAATGGTATCTCTGAATGTTGTATCCGCCTGCGCCGATTGTCTCAACAAGGGCTTTACCCTTTGTTCCAATTACCATTCCGTTTACTGTGCATCCCTCGAACTCGTTTCCCTGTGTAATGTGAAGCCCCGCCCAATCAGTTGCTTCTCCAACGATTTCTTTAACTCTGTTCCAAAGATTTACCAGAAGTCTTTCAGAAGCTTTAAGGTTATCTCTGTGAATCTCTTCCGCCGTTGTGTACATCATGAAATCATAACCGTTATGTTTGTAAAGCTTAATGAATTGCTTGTAAGCCTTTGTGCTGTTCTTCTCATTGACCTCTGCTCTGATTCTATCGTATTCCTTTTTCAGGAACTCTTTGCGGTTCATATCGTATTCATCCCACATCTCAACAACGTGATTCTGGAAGTCTTTAAGAACCTGCGGGAATGTTCTTTCGATAAGCTCTTCTTTTTCCTCTGCTTCTTTAAGAGCTACTTCCCATTTTGCAACAACCGCTTTCTTTTCTGCGATTGCTTTCTTTGTTCTTTCGATTCCCTCAAGCGCATCGTCCAGATCACAGAATGTCCAGTAGCAATCCTGATGTTCTGCTGTATCCTGTTTCTGATATCTTCCTGCGTCTACAGCCCAACCTTTGGATTCGATCTGCTTTCTGATCTTCTCAGCCTTTGCGTAATATTTATCAAGGGTTTTGCCCTTCTTTATAACAACTTCCTGTGCCTTTTCAAGTTTTGTTCTGATGTCCTGTGCCTTCATTTTTCTTTCCCCTTTCGTAGGTGCTTCCCTTTTGATAATCTAATTATACGATACTTTTTTATATTTTGCAATACCTAAAACACAAATAAATAAAAAAGGATGCAGAAATTAATCTGCACCTTTCTCAAGAACCTTTTAGTTCAGCTTCAACTATCCGCCTGTATTCGTCTACATGGAGTGCAACAGCGGGACGCAAAAACGCGTGTGGCGTGCGCTTGCTTGTTCCTAGCTCCACATATGGAGCATATTCAACGTTAGTACCTATAACAGCCCTGCTATCGTCAGATGAGTGACTTATGCTGTTCCGTAATCGTCCAGTATCAACAGGGCAATACACCTTCGCAATCTTCTCGCCCCTCTGCCCGATACGCTCCAAAGCCCTTCTTATAGCCATCTCCGCTTCCGATATAGCTTCATCTGCATGACTTGTAAATTTCACATCCATCTAATACACCTCTCCATCATCAGGTATCTCCGTTATTTCCTCGTCAATAACTTCAGCTTCAACATTCCGATCAAAGAACCAGTTTTCAATAACATTTAGGATGTTCAAAGTTTCATTTCTTTCAGGATAATAAGTCCCGCCTATTGTATGTCTGCGTGATAATTCGTATTCTATTTCTGTTTCGTATAAGAAATCCACCTTTCCGTTAAAAAGGTATGTCCCATCTACATATTCAACCATTAGTCGCTTTCCGTTCTTTGTTCCTTCTGCGATAATCATTTTATCACTCCCTTAAACAAGCAACAGCATTCCAAGTATCCATTCCTGCATGTCTTTATCCTTCGCTAATCGAACAGGGTCATTAAAGGCGTATTGGAACCCCATTGATACAAGTTCGAAGGCGTTTCCGCCGTAGTCCTTGCCCATATAATCGCTCAGAAAATTATCTCTCCTCGTTTTTTCACTCTTAGCGTATCCTCTTCCAAGCCATTTTAATTCTTCGCCATCCGTCCTTCTTTTGTAGAACGCTCTTTCCAGTTCTCTTATTTTCGGCACAGTATGTTCGAACCTGTGACCGAGTTCATGGAACGCAGTCTCCCTATAATCATATACGTCACTACCAGATAACACTATCTCAACATCATCCATATAATAGCCTCTGCTTGCTTTCTTTACAAGCAACTTCCCTTTATTTGCGGATCGCAATACCCACTCTGTCGGGTAATGGTCATAGGCATATTCAACGTGTTTTCTCATTGGCGATCTTGAATTTCTCAAGTGTCCTGCAACATCTACATCGCCAACGCCTACATCTCTAATAAGACCTATTTTCCTTTTCATCCATTCTTGGCAAGCAGTTGGATCATCTCTTTTCGACAAAGCTTTATTGTATGCTAGTGCGTACTCGTTCCTCTTTTTTAATTCCTCTGATTCTCTTAATTGATCCATTCTTTTTTTAAGCCAATCGTGGCGTTCCTTTGCTTCTTCTATCGTTTTAAGTCCATAATTCTCTGGCGGATCGATACCTTTCAGCACCCAATAAAGGTCGTCTTCTTCTCTTGATAACTTATGCATTTCCTGTATGGTTTTTTCAGCCTTTTTCTCCCACTCCTCAAAATTCTTTTTTGTTTTTTCTACTTCTTCTTTGAGTGGAGCAAGATACTCTTTTTCAAGCGCATCAGCAAAAACTTTTCCTGCTTTCTTTATTGTGGCTTCGTCAATGTCTGGCGCTCCTTCTGCTATCTTCCTGATCTTTGAAGCAAAATCCTCGTTTTCGATTTTTAGCCCCTTCCATTCCTCGTAGGACATTCCTTCTGGAAGCTTAGACCATCTATGCTTCATTAATTCTTCATCTTCTTTTTCAAACATCGGATCAACTGCAAAAAGAGTACAACGGCAGTTGTAAACTTCTTCTGGTCTGCCCTCTGGGTCTCCGGGATATCGTAAACCATTTGAAAACTTTTCGCCGACCTCTATTTTTTCGCCGTCCAAATGTCTGTGAGATGTTCTTGTTCTCATGTCAAGAGCCGCCATCCACGCCTGCTTGATTTCTATTCCCATTTCTTTCGCACGCTTATATCCGTCAACCCTTCCGCCATTCTGCGCCGCAGTTGTATATGTCCTTGCGTTGCGGATTGCGGCTTTTCGGTTCATGTCAGTAACCTTCATGAGCCTGTCTGCTATATGCGGTATAGAATCACCAGTCAATATTCCCTGTGTTATGGCAGAATGTATTTTGTTTCTATTCCATCTTTTGTCCCTTGGAATGTTTACTTTCGCTTCAGGGATTATCTCAGGATTTTCTCCCATTAGTCTGACGACTGTGTCATGGTCATACAGCGAAAACGAAGAGCTTGCCTCTAACCCAAGAAGTTTGTCTACCTCATATGTTGCATAGTTAGCATTCATGGCAAAGATATCTGGCATTTCGTTATTAATCATGGCTGTTGCTATCTGATTCGCATTGGACATATCTGTTGCCAATACTTCCTGTAAATCTTTAAGATAGTTTTGCGGAATCAGATACTTCGATCTCCAATCAAGGTATTCAGACTGAGTAAGAATCCCTTTCTTTACTTGCTTTAAAGCTTCCTTGTCTTTCTTCTCGAACTTCTTCAGTTTTTCCTTTAACTTTTTTGTGACATACTTATTCGCAGTCTTATAGCTTTCTGTTAGCTTCTTCTCAAGTTTTTTCAATTCCTTATCAGTCTGAATAGCCCCGTAATCCATAGTTATACCTCTTCAACAAGCGGCTGTTCTTCTTCCGTATTTCCTACAGGAAATCTTTCAATGTCCTCATCTTCCATGTCGTTCATGATTTCTTCTGCTTTATCACCATCACCAAAAAGCTCAAGCAGTTTTCTTGTAACATAGTCCTCGCTCAGATACTGCGCTCCCTGCAAAAGAACCTGTACATTCTCCTGCGTATTTACAATGATCGACCGTGTGAATGACGGTTCATCCTCAATCCCCGCAACTAACATGATCCCTTCAAGGAAATCATGCACGCAGTATTCAAACATATCCGCCTTGCTGTTCAACGGTTCATATGCCGCTTTAATCTGCGTGGCAGTTGCAGAACCGCCCGCAATATTTTTCGTATCAAGTGCCATATAATCTTCGTAAAGATCAGAACGCAAGCGTGTAAGCAACGCTTCCCTACTTGCATACGGTACTTCAATGGTATGTGATTCTGCTTTCGCTCCATCTTCATCTACAACTGCCGCCTTTACAGTTTTTAATCTCTTTACAAACTTAGCAAGATCAATATCATCCATGCCACCCGCATTCTGAATGATCCAATAAATCTGACTTGCATCATCAAGATCGTTCGCGAATCCCGAACGGATTAGATCATAAGCGTCTATTCCTTCACGGATGCCAATCAGCTCACTCTGGTGCGCAGGATTGCCCCACAACGGAACAATCGGGAAAGACGGATAATTCTCCATGTCATAAATTTCTTCCCCGTCAACTGGCGTGCTTCTTACCGTGATGGTGTAGCCTCGTTTCGGATTAAGAATCTCTCCTTTTCCGTCCCGCCATATGAAATCCGTATATCCGTCAAGCTCATATAACGTAGCTCTCAGCGGCTTTTCTTTGTCGATACGCCAGAACCGAACTCCCGCTTTCATAGCTCCATCTTCTTCGTCATATAACGGAGCAAACTCCGTCAGGCGGAATGTTACCAGATGATCGTAATTCCAGAAGCCGAACGAAACGCCATCAACAAGCGCATATCTTCCAAGCTCCTGCAACCTCGTATCGAAATCCGCCCCCAGTTTTTCGCCCGTTGATTCTTCGCCCCACGAAACGCCATTACCAAGAAGATACTGATTCTCCTGTACGATAAAGCGGTTGAAAAAGTTTGAAACAATCTTATAGTTTGCGCTGTAATTATCGGGTACTTCCTCTCCTGATAATGTGTACAGAAGCTTTTTATAATTTGTTATAGTTGTGTTCCGCTTTGCATCGTATTCCTGTGCGATCTTTGCTGTCTTGTAGCCATCGGACAATATGTGGGAATTAATTACATCCATCACAAAATTAATCCTATTTAAATCTTCATTGCCTACTTCCAATAAATTCTGATACGTAATCATATTCAGCTTTGTCCCTCTTTTTATTTGGTTTATAAAGTAACCTTGCCAGACAAGCCGCTGAATCAGGCGCATCATCGTGAGCGGCATTCTCTGTGTAGTCACATATCTGCTCTATATATTCAGGGTCTGTTCCATCGACAAAAACAACATCTTTCCATATAGCTTTCAGATACGTGACAATCTTTATATGTTTATTCGTTGATTCGTTATATGGTGAAGTTCTGATTCCCAAGTTCCGCAAATCCCTTGCAACCATACCCTTATCAGCGTTTTTCTCTGTGTATAGTTTACCGCATAAAAACCTTTCATACAATGCATAGATATCCGCATAGCAATCTTCAACGTGTTTGCGCCATATCTTTCCGAAGATGTAATACTTTCCATCGTGCTTCTGCATGATCGTGAATGCCGTGTAATCCTCACCGTAATAAGCACTGTCCAGATGCGCAACGCCGTTTAACACATTTCCGTAATCAGCATCCTGTTCCGGCTCTTCAAATATGACATCCTCAGATGCAACGAAACGCAGTTCGTAGTTTGCCGCAAATAAAGACAGCAACATCTTGCTTTTGATATCTTCAAGTTCCTGTTCAGATATGATCTTTTTAATTTCTGGATGGTAGCAGTCAAACTTTTCCGCCTGTGGCATGATCGAGAAACAATCCTCTTTGTGCCACGGGGTTCCAGTGTTTATGATTCTGCCGCCACGGTTCTTGACGTTCTGAAGCTCCTGATAAACAACCTTCGTCTGCTCTCTTTCCGCCCTGCTTACTCTGTCCTTTACGTTTACAATATCGTCAGTAAATATTCTGTCGTAATGCTTACCAGTCAAAGAACCGCCCGTACCGATTCCAACAAGCTGTGACGTTCCTTTTATATCAGTTGTCAGGTTTGTGGATATCTCCGTTGCTGATTGTACCGTCAGCTTTAAATTTACCCCGTATATTACCTGAACGAAATATTGTACATGAGGATCAAGCAGAATCTTACCGACCTGTTTAATTACCTCTTTTACGTCCGTGTCTGTTTTACGCATGAACAATGTTCTTTTGTTCGGCAGTAAAATAATAATCAAGGCAAGCGCAATAGAAACGCACGTTGTCTTGTATGTACCTAACCACGAGAAGCCTGCAATGTCATATCTTCTTTTTCTCTTACCATGTTTTTTATCCAATCGTTATGAATTTCTCTAAGTTTTGTGAAACCAATCATATTTCCAAGCTTTGCAGGATTGTTTGCTAAAAACATAACCGCTTGCTGTCTCGTCATTCAATCACCCCCTCGTTTGCGAAGTCCCATAGATAACCATAAATTATTCCGCTTTTCTTTTGCCTTCTGCAACACCTGCTTATACTAACCTGACTAAACCCTAACTGCCGCTGTATTTCCCATGCGCTTTCCCATTCCTTAACAACTTCGCCATCTACTGTCTTTTGCAAAACCTTTTTGCATTTCCATTTTCTAGGATTATTACCCAAAACCTTCATGCTGTGTATCACATTTTCTGAATGTGTTACCCATTCAAGATTATCACAGCGGTTGTTGCTTCCATTCCCGTCAATATGATTTACGCATTTTTTATTCTCTGGATTTTCAACAAAAGCATTTGCGACAAGCCTATGCACTTCAATATCGACTTGTTTCCCATTGTCATATAATGTGACCGTTTTATATTCCGTTTTACTTCTTATATGTGACTTGCTACTTCGCCTTTGTGATAATATTCTGCCCTTGTGGAATTGGTGTTGTTTTTCAGTGTATCTGTCTACACTTTTAACCCTTCCGATATTTGAAACCATGTATTTCCCAGTAAAATCGTGATTGTTATATACTATCCATTTCCATTCTTCATTCATAAAAATACCTCATGCATGTTTTATTATAACACACATGAGGTATTTTATAAAACCGTTTTTATTGTTCTTCAAGCACCGCCTGTTCTACTTCATCTATTACAGATTGATCAACCTCCGCTATTGCAACCTTTTGCACTGGGTCTTGACCTACTGTTGACCGTATCGTTTCAAAGGCTCGAATGTTACCCTTCATAGCCTGCTGAAAAAGTTTTGCAGTAATAGCTTCTGTTCCCGTAAGCGTATTTCCTTTGTCGTCACTGTATTCTTTTTCCAGTAACATTTCCAAGGCTTTTCTTAGATCACGCTTTTCTCTGCGTACCTGTGCAGAACGCTTTCCACCTCTCGAGTGCTCTTCGGGTGTAAATTTATGCTTTTCATCACCTTTTAACAGGTTCTGTTCATTTGCCATATTAATCCCCCGCTATACTCTTGTTTCTATAATTTCTTCCCTGCTTTTCCCTTGCATAGGTTCAAAAGTTACTTCCTGATTGTATTTGTAAATGATGTTTCCGTCATCGTCATATCCGTCTGGTTTAAGAACCTTTTCAAACATTCTGTACGGGCTTTGCCCTCTTCTCGGTGCATTCCACAAGTATCTTAGATATTCTTTCATTGTCATTCCGTCATACTTTGCCGCAGACTCTGATGATGATCTTGCTATTTGACAACCAACAGCCCTTTTTGCTGAAAACTCAAGAAAATACATATCTTTCTCTATATCAGACCATCTCACCTCACCCGCTTTCTTTGCAACCTGCAATGCCGCCGCAAAATGTCCTCTTGAATAATCCCATCCCGGAGGTAATGCGCAACAGCAACAATTGTCCGGACATTCCTTGAAGTGTGCATCTGATACATAAAACCTCATTCCAAGTTCACGGCAGAGTTCCTGCATCTTTCGTATGTACTTTTCTTTTACCTTCCGATTCAGCCTCAAGTATCCTGTACTGGTTGAATGTTTCCTGTAAAAGTCCACCATATCAAATCCTGCACACTCGCTGATTGTCTGGTAATGTTCCTTTGCCCTGTTGATACTTCTCGTTTCAAGACAGAAGAATTCAGTTGTAACAGCCGTTGCCCCTGCTTCTTTCGCCGCCCGGATTAAGTCCAGATATGTCTTATCAGATACTCCTAATATAAATGGTCTGAGCCTGAGTGTTGTGCCGCCTTTTGACAGCTTGTTGTACTCCCTCATTGCATCAAGACGTTCCTGCGGTGTCGGTACTCCAACTTCAATCCTCTTTGCGTCTTTCTCGTCAAGCGTTATGATGCTAAATTTCACATTCCAGTTGTCTGCTCCCCGGAACAGTTCTTGGTACTTAGGATCGTGAAAAACCCATGCAGACTTTGTACTGAAACAAATTGGATAATTGATTTCCCTCAGATGTTTCAGTATCTCATATGTAACTCCATACTTTTTTTCATACCCGTCAAACTGGTCGCTCATCCCTCCGTACTGTATAGGGCGTTTGTCTTTAATATACTTGTAAAACTGGCTTTCCTTGTCCTCCAGATCAAACAGCTTTCTTATCTTCTCTGGGTCAACGCTTTTCACCCTCTTAGAAAAGTATGCATCTGCCGCTCCTCCCACTCCTCGCTGATACTGTGCGAAGCAATACACGCACCCGAAAGAGCAGTTGCTGTATGTATCCATTGTCATCGGCAATGAACAATCTGCTATTTCTGCCGTCCATCTAGGTGATAGGTATCCATATTTTATTTTTGAACCAGTTTTCTCATTGTCCATCCGTTTTTATTCCTTCCGATCTGATGATTACACCTTTTTCATTAAACCCTCTTATGATTTTCATGTAATCATACCCGTTTCCTTGTACACTTTTTTCATAGCCTTCCTGATTCCCCTCCACCCGCATAGCTCTCCAAGATATTTCTTCTTAAACTCTCTTGCCCTTATATCCAATAACTCCCTGCTTATGTCTGGATATTTACTTTGCATGGAATAAATTTCTTCTAGCATACGATCAAGGTAAAATCCATTGTATCTGCTTCCTTTATAAAATTTCCTGTATGCGCATAAAGACGTTTCCACCTCTGTTACGTTTGTACTTCCGCCGGATTTATCAATCTCATTCAGAAGCGATAACAGCATTTTATCCATCGTTTTTTCTGATAAAAGTAGTCTGCCCGTTTTATCAAATGCATTTGCGGCTTCGTCCATTCCATAAACGTTCATAAGACCGCTCGTTGCCGTATTCCCCTTCTTCCACTCAATAGTATAATTTTCAATCGGCATCCCGGTCAGGGCAACAAACGTTTCAAGAAATAGGAATGCAGAAAACCTTCCGAACATCTCCCATGAACTCACGTACGGAATAGCCTTCTCTAGCACGAGAACGCCGTTTTCTGAGGTTTTCTCAATAAACCCATGTAAATCCCTGTTGAAGCTCAAAAGACACCTCTCGAAGGAATCTCGCATTCGCATATATTTCCTATCGCTTTGAAATATTATATTTTTTTTGTTTTGTTTCGACCAGTTTAAAACATCCTTCCAAACTTCCTCCCGGTTTCTGAATAATACTATTGAGCTTTCAACACAGTAAGTTACAGCAAAAAAAAATGATAGTTCGTACAGCTCCTGTTTAGTTACACAATTCAGCCACGCCCATTCTTTCAGGACAACGTTATTGCATTCTCCGTCCCCGTTAATATGATAATCAACGAACTCGTTGATCCTTTTACCTACTGTTTTCATCAATTACCCTTTGAATAATATTGTGAAGGTCTGTTTTCTGGTACTTGCTTGTATCTATGAACTGTATATTGTAGCCCGCTTCTTTTAATTCTTTTGAAGCAGATATGCTCCTATCATATTTCTCGCAGAATTTTTCAAGGTTTATTTCCTTCCCGCCGTTCCTTCTGAACACATTATCAATAGCAGTTTCTAGCGGCGGAGCAAGCTGTATTCCAATATACTCATAACCATATCGATTGAGCATTACAGAAATTTCTTTGGCAAACTTTACCGTCATTCCGTACATAACAGCTTCAAACACGATCACCTTCGGCGAAACAATTCGTGCAATCTTTGAGAGATATTCAGTCATAATAGCCCTGTTTTTTATTATCCCGTCAAGACCTCCGCACTCCCTTGTGTCATAACGCCCAGTAACGACAATGCTTTTCTGTTCGTCATACAAGTAAGGATATGACCTTCTCCCAATCTTCATCTGCATTACATTGAAATTGCCCCTAGAAATAAAATCTCTGGCTGTCGAAGTTTTCCCGACAGCCATTGATCCCCGTAAATGTATAAATTTATTCAACCCTTCAGCTCCGATATGTCATATATAACCTTGCTAATATTATCAATTCCGAGAATATCCATCAGTTTGTATTTTTCATCTTCGGTATAGGTGATAATCAAGCGTTTTTTCGCAAGAAAATCTTCCTCATGTTCTCCGTATTCTTTCTCGATTTCCTGATCGAAAGGTTCTGGCTCAAAATCTTCAGTAAGCATTGTAAGTTCAAAATCACCGAATCCCAAATCCGTAAAATCAAAATCATCAAGGAGAACCTTCAGTTCCTCTCCTAGAAGGTCGTTATCCCAAGAAGATTTTTCCGCAAGCTTGTTATGGATAATAGAATATGCTTTTCTCTGTTCGTCCGTTAAACCATCAAGACGAATTACAGGAATCTTTTCGATCTCGTCCAACTCCATAGCCGCAAGAAGTCTGCCGTGTCCCTCAATAATCTCATTTTCATGCCAGATCGCAATAGGATCATTAAATCCGAACTCCTTGATGCTATTCTTTATCTGTTCAACCTGTTCCGCCGTATGAATCTTTGCGTTATTTGCATACGGCTTCAATTCTTCTTTGTTAAGGTATTCAATCTTCAGGCTCATCTTCAAATTCCTCCTCTGGTTCTCCTCACATTAAATCGCATAATTCCTCTGGTGTTAAATCCTCAATAATCATTCCCATTATTTTATCCTCAAATTACAACAATCATCAGGATTGTGATTTACGTTATTCTTCCAATACTTGTAAGCACCGTCTTCATCTTCGCATACTGTTATTTCCTTGAATCCCGTCAGGTTATTGAGCAATTCTATCTTCTTCTTTAACGGCATGTGTAAATAGCCGCCCTGCTTTATGGTGTAATAAGAATAATCTATATCAAACCATTTTTTAATCCACGTATTAACCCGCAAAAACTCAACAAGCACCTTATCTATTCCAAGCGAATTAAATAAGCTAAAATCGACAAATTCAGGTATTAATGGAGAAAGTCTCAGCTGAACATCAAAGTCCTGTTCCTGAAGCGTTTTTATCGCTTCCACACGGTCTGATGGCTTGCTTGCTTTCTCGTAACTCGCAGAAAGATCATCGTCCAGTGTCGTTACCGTTATCTGGATGTGTGCTAGGTCTTTGTCCAGTATGCTTAAATATTCCTTTTCTGCTATAATAGCAGATTATGTTACAATAAGATAGCCTATTTTATATTTGTTCAGTATTTTTATTGTTTTATACGTGTTCCTGTATAGTTTTTCTATTGGCTGAAAACAATCTGTCATCCCGCCAAGGCGAACTATCTTTCCTCGTTCAATTTTTTTAATTGCTTTCCCGATATCAGAAATATTAGCAACCGCAGGACTCTTAGGATTCCATAGCTTTCTGAAGCTTAAAAGGCTTTTTGCATAACAATATTTGCAGTCATGACTACAACCGTATCCATATGTATCTAGTCGTGTTGGGTAATTACACTTATTTCCCTCGTTGCCTTCAACAGTTTTTCCTATACTGTTAAAATCTCTCATGCTAGTTCCTTTGCTTGTATAGTTCACCTATCGGGTAAAACTTGCCATTCGTGTACGCTCTATTTGGCTTACAGAACGGGCATTCCCCATCCTTGTATGTTTTATCAAGAATAAAGCACCGCTTTGTTCTTTCGCCCGTTGTACTTATTTGTCCGAAACACTTTCTGCTGTCATAACATCTCATTTTCTTGTATTTCTTCCGTAATCTTCTTTTCCGTAGATTTTATCAGAAACTGATTCAAAGGGAATCTCCAGTGCAGAGCAAATGAGTTCTGCCGTGCCTTTTATTGGTTTGTACTTCCCTTTCTCTATTCTATTCACTGTTGTAATATCAACGCAAGCTTTTTCTGCTAGTTTTTGTTGCGTTAATCCAAGCTCAAGTCTTTTTTTCTTAAATATAACCCCTATTTCCGTCATTTTCTCTTTTTCCCATATTCGTCCATCCAAAATACCCCTGCAAAAAACCCGATCATAATGCAGATAATGTTGATAGTGATTAGTATGATTACTGTTAGCATTCAGTGTCTGTCCCTTCTCGCATAGCTTTCATCACTTCTGCAATCTGAGGGAACGATCTACCTGTTTTGGTAAAATCAGCTTCTGACCTTGCACAGCCTCTGTATAAGCCGGAAGCATCAATACCATGAATGGCTTCTTCATTGACATTTATGACAACAAAGGGACTATTACTTATTCCCGGATACGCTATCACCTCGTCCCCGACCTTTATTTCATCCTTCTGCTTTTCGTAGTCCGCCATCTTTGCAATTGCTTCCTGTGCGGAATACTTGAGGAACACCTGCAACGCTGTGCATACAGACGCATAGCAATCAGAAAACAAATTAAGCACATCGCCTTCTGGCATTCGGATTATCTTCCTCACATACTCCCATGCCATATCCAATCCGCGCTGATATGCTTCTTCGACATCTGCTGGTGTGTAGTCACGCATTTGAGACAGCTTGATATTTTGATGACTTAGCATGGCTTTTATTGCCTGATTTTTTTTGATGATCTCGTTTATCTTTTCTGTGTGTTCTTCTCTGGTCATTGTCTGCTCCCTTCTCTCACCAAATCCAGTATCTCGCTTAACATTTCCTGCACGCATCCGCGTGACGCATAATTCATAAATCCGCAGATATCATTGATTGCATCACACCGCTTTTCTACGGCTTTTTCAAGACCATATTCTTGCAATTCCTTCCTGAGATTCTCGCCATATTTTTCTGGAGTGACCAAACGCAATTCATACATTGTCTGCTCCTTTCCTTAATCACCGTAAACAACTTCGTCCATTGCTTTTTTCATGAATCTGCAAGTGTACTTATGTTCGCAATCTCCGCACTTTTCGTCAGACATAACAAGCGAACCGTTTTCGTAATCATCAAAACACTGCTTTTTCTCTATACAAAGATCAAACATTGTCTGCTCCTTTCCGCTTGCCGTAACTACAGAAATCATCTGGAAGAAAACTCTTTAAATATCTGGCACACCATCTATCTTCATAAAACCACTTACAATCCTTGCACCGCACCACAGGCTGAACGTCTGCGGATGGCATGGTTGACACGAATTTTTTAATGCATTCCGTTGTTGACAGTACAGCATCGGTTATAACGCTATCATTTTTCAAATATCTAGAGCGTTCCATCTCCCGAATAAAGCCCAGTATGTCCGCCTTATTGATATGCTCACTCATCCTGTTCACCAACCCTTCTGTTCCATGCTTCGATTGCTTCATGCTCTAACGGTTCAAGACACTTCCTTTGTTCTTGATAACTCGCATAAATGATTTCACCTGTTGCCACACCACCTCTTGCCTTGCACCTTCCACATATAACTTGCACTCCCGTCTTGATTTTCTTTGCCCCAAAATAATTCTGACCAATGTAGCGGATTTCTCTTGATGATATATGCCCTTTCCCACCACAAAACGGGCATCGTTTCAAATCAACCATCCTGTTCACCTCGTAAATCCGCACCGCATTTCGGGCAGTAATTAGGTTCATAACGCAAATCGATATAGTCGATGCTACTACAAAAATCATCTACTGGCGTGCCACAAAATGGGCATCCTATTCCACATTGTGAATCTGCTCCTACCCACTCACTCTTCGGACGTTCTGGCTGCGCGAATGGTTCTTGAAGCACCTTGTCAATACACTCCCACACAAGACTTACATCTTTTCCTTCTAGCGTTTTCTCAATTCTGTATTTGTTAAGAGAATCACACATTCC